AAGTTCACGAAATCTTCGTTTAGCAACAGTAAAAGTAACTTGGTCATTTATCTGTAATCCAAAATTAGAGATGAAATCACCCGAACCTTCAAATCCATCAACAGATTTAATATACATCTCAATCGTATGAGCACTATTATAAGATGCAGTATTGTCTTCACCCATCAATGTGTCTTCATCATTCAACGTTCTGGGGCAATAATGTACATCTGTTCCAAAAGTCTTTATTGCTTCAATATTCAAATTTTCTATTAATCTTTGCTCTGGTGTGTCTGTTCCATGCAGATTAAAATACTGATTTGTTGCCATTTATTATCCTATCAAATGATCTACTGGTAATTCATATCTTAATTGCATTTGTTCTGAGATAGTATCTAATTCTGTTTGAGCATCATCATACATTTGCCTACCATTCATCGTTACTCCACCCGGCAATGTCATTCCTTCAAACTTAATAAGATTCTGACCCCATTGTTTTTTCATCAATGCAGTATTATATCTTTTAAGGAACATATCACTCCAGATATCAGCATACGTGGCCGGATCAAGAATTTTATCTACTTCAACAACAATAAAATCATCTATATCTGCATCTGTTCCCCATGAAATATCAAGATATAATTTATCTGCGTGACGATTATATCTAAACATTGGCTGACCGGTAAACATTTCATTTATTAATTGTAAATGTTCTTGAGCAATTTCATAATTCGCTAAACCACCACCTCCTAATGAATGCATGTTTGTAAGTGCAAACTGATACTTAGAGGAAAACATAGTACTAGTTCTAGAATTATCAAAAAATGGAATAACCCTTCGAACTCCAATAATTGCCTCGGCTATCGATATGTATTTGTTGTCAAAGTCACCTATTGCTGTTGCAGTAGATGCGTGGGTTGTCGCAGTTGCTGAACTTGTATTACCTGTAATAGTTTCGCCGGTAGAGAATGTTGTAGTAGTGTTTGCATAATACGTATTACCATCTCCACCTGATTTAACTTGTGGATCTTTATATCTTAATGTAGTATTGGCACTATGATATGCGTGTACTGTTGCTTGAACACCACTCGTTCCACCAGTAATCACTTCTCCATCTTCAAAAGTTCCTGTTGGAGCTCCCGCCAATTTAAGTGTCGATGCTGATATTTGATGTTTTAAAAATGTATTTTCGGTTGCATCATAATGATATTCTTGAAAATATTGGAGAGAATCATCGATACAATCTTCTACTTGATCATCATCAATATTCAATTCTACTACTGGCCAGCCAAGTTTTCGTTTACAATAATCTTTAAAAGTTGCTCTAGTAGTGGGCTGTGTCATTTCGTTGCCTCCCCATATACAGTTATAATTCCTTCTGCCACTCTTTCTACTATTGTTCCACCTGATTGAGTATATTCAATATCGTAAACATAATTTCCAGGGGAAAGAGCTGCCGTTTGTGTTGCAGTCAATGAGATAGTACAATTTGACCCTGCAACCGCAGTAGTTAGGGTGGTAACATTATTTGATGAATGATAAGATTGACGCATCTTAGCGGCACATGTCCCTGTAGAGATAGTGACATTCTGACTAACAGAATTTTGTGCGTAGATTACTTTTTCAAACGTGCAACCTTGATCTAATGCAATGTTTACAGTTTGTTTTTGGAGGGTCAATGCCACAATCCTTCTCCTTTTATAATAGTGTAGTTTATATAGTTGTTCCTATACTATTTATATGATAAGGAAATCTGTGGCATCTAGTTTAATTTTGCTTTTAGTTCATCAATTTGAACTTGTTGTTCTTTAATTGCTTCTAGAAGAACAGCCGTCATTTTTGAATATTGAACTCCATGTACTTTTCCTTGATCATCATGAGATACCAAATGAGGAAGTACTTCGGCTACTTCTTCTGCGATAAATCCATAATTATCTTTTGTGCCTTCTTTCCAATCAAATTTTACTCCTTGCATTTGTAGAACAGCGGGAAGTATATTTTCAATAGGCTCAATATTATCTTTCAATTCTCTCATAGAAGATTCTGTAAGTGTTCCTGCGATGGTCAAGGTATCTGCACTTTCATCCCATTCACAATATTTACTAGCGGTTGCACCAAAAAACTTTACATCGTGGCCGGTGTCATCTACACCTACTGTTAAAGTTCCTGTAAGTTGCATATTACCAGTTTGAGTTGACGATCCAACTAAAACAGTTCCATCTGCAGAAGTATCCCACAACCAATATTTACTTGCAGTATCACCAAAAAACTTAACATCATGTCCAGTATCATCTACACCAACAGTTAATGTACCAACCATAGTTGAATTACCAGTTACATCAAAGCTACCTGTAACATCTAATTGGTCTGCCGACTCATCCCACTCCATATATTTTCCAGCAGTTGCACCAAAAAACTTAACATCATGTCCTGTATCATTAATACCAACAGTTAATGTACCAGTTTGTTGAGTTGCACCAGTAAGAGTAGTTGTACCAGTAACTGCTGCATCACCAGCAATAATCATTTTATCGGCCGATTCATCCCACAACCAATATTTACTAGCAGTTGCACCAAAAAGCTTGACATCGTGTCCTGTGTCATCTACACCAACAGTTAAAGTACCAGTAAGTTGAGAATTACCAACTTGAACAGTTCCATCTGCGGAAGTGTCCCACATCCAATATTTACCAGCTGTGTCACCAAACAGCTTAACATCATATCCTGCGTCATCTACTCCAACAGTAACAACTCCGGCTTGATCTATCTTCATTCTTTGTGTACCGGCAGTATAGAAATCTAAATCATCGTTATCTGCTCCCGCAGATGTTTCTGCAATGATTTTAGTATCTTGGTCAACATCAATAAGTCCACCTAAACCGGCCCAGTTTGATCCACTATATCCTTCAAAAGAACTTAGTGTGGAATTATATCTTATTCCACCGGCCACCGCTGTTCCTCTTTGAGCCGTTGTTCCAACAGGTATGGCAACAGCTGTTTGTGCATCGAATTTCGCTGCGATGTTAGTTGAATCTTGTTTAACAACTAAAGGCGTAGTACCTGTTGCTGCTGTATTATCATTTGTAACTTTTACTAAAGTTCTCGTGCCAGTTGTCGATGAATCAGAAGCAAAATTTGCTATTGTTCCTGTTGTAAGTGCATCAGCGGAAGTTTCAATAAGAGTTCCAGTAGTAGCCGCATCTGCAGTTATAGTCATAACACTTCCTGTCAGTGCTCCTGCGGCTGCAACATCAATAATAGTTCCACTTGTTGCAATAGAGGCTATTTTTGCCACGTTGGTTGTGGTCTGTTCTGAATCAATCTCAAGTGCATATCCACCAGCAGCAAGATTCGTATCAATAAATATACCTCTTCCCGCATCAGACTGTACTGTAAGTCCTGTTGCGCCTGTTGCGGATGCATGATTTTGAATTATGGATGCTATACTTCTTGTTCCAGTTGAAGAAGAATCTGAATCAATATAAAGTGCCGAACCCGTAGTGAGTGAATCAGCTGTAATATCAATAACTTTAGCAGTTGTTACTGCATCGGAAGTAATATCAAGAACATCAGCATCAACTTGACTAGCAGCAACACTTATTCCAATCTGATCTGTATCTAATGAAGTAATTGCAACCGCAGCTTTTCCTGAATCTGACTTTTGTGTTACACCTAAATGTCCTGTCCAAGTATTTGCCCATAACATTGTAGTATTACCAACATTAAAAGTATTATTGGCATTTGGAATTAGGCTGGAATTTATATCTGCGGAAAAGGTTACTTGATCTGTTGCAGCATCACCAAAAACCAGATTACCACTTATCGTAGTATCCCCATCGGTGATAAGATTTCCATGTACTCTTAAATTTTCTCCTATCACTGCCGATTTGGCGATACCCACACCTCCTGCGGTGATAATCGAGCCAGTAGTATTACTTGTAGAATTTGTAGTATCTAACACCTTAATGAAATTACTCATTCCATCAGTTTGTGTCATTACCACAATTTCATTGGTCTTGACTCTCCATTGGTCAAAGGTATCTGTTAATGCGACATTGGCACTCATGGTTTATGACTCCTGTTTATTTCTAATGAATTCATTAAGAAGAGTTTTTATCTCAAGTATTTCTACTCTTATTGTTGTGAGTTCTTCGACTTGACCTCTTAATATATTTATATCACTTTGTTGTTTATGAAAATACATTCGTTCTCGTCTATGTTGTTGTAAAGCATTGTAATCTGTATTCAATAATGCTTTAGAATGGACATCTCTTATAAATCTTGGATCTTCTGTTTGTACACTTCCCATATTAATCTAATGCGATTGCTCGCATATCCTTTACTCTTGGCATATCGTAGGTAGTATCTGCAACCAGTGCTATCTTAATCGCAAATGTTTTAAATGTTTCATATCGTACATTATTTGATGTATACGCTGCGGTATCATTTGGAGTTTTAAAAATAAACTCCTGAATATCATCTTTTCCTTTAGAAATTGTTCCGGAAGAAGTTTCTTGACCCATCAATATATAGTTCTTCATATCAAAATCATCGGGATCATCTGCGTTCTTAATCTTATAATATACATGAATATTTGTACCTAAAGGTTTATATGCACTTATAACAACTTTCAAGTCTGATGCGTCAAATCCACCTTTAAGAGTAACCCTTCGTGAAATATATTTTGCTGATATTGGGCCACCACTATTTCTTTCTTCTCCTGTACATTGTATTGCTGCATTAATAGATCCTGATCCAGAAACCGTCTGCATACTAACTGTTGGATTCTGAGTATAGCCAGATCCAGCGGAATTCACTACAACATTTGAAACATATCCATTTGCAACGTTGATTATCATCCTAGTATTACTTCCACCCAATCCAGATCCTACTCCTAGCACGACATCTTGGGCGTTTGGATTAGCCAAAATATAAGCCCCATTCTGGAAGCTTCCAGTACCAGAATACGGAATAGTTCTATTATTTGCATTTGTTTTAATTGTAACTGAAGAAACGTTCTTTGATGTATTACCTTCCAAGTGAGTAACCGCTGAAATAATTCCATAAATTCCAGTATTAGCGGCATCAGTAAGGTCTGAGTCATCGGCACACATCACACCTTCTCCAACAACAAATGCGGCGGGATGAGTACTGTCAACTGTATATCCACCATTGTGACTTAATAAAGAAGTAGAATTTGATGTAACATTACAAACCATTTCAATATGAACATTTAATGTTGCGGTATTAGTACTTCCCCCACCTGTTAAGTTCGCTTCATAAGCTGTTGACATGACATTTACATAACCTGATCCTTTAGTTATTATTGATATATCTGTGTCCTGAAGTCCTCCATTATCAATTTGATTTTCAATAGAAATTAAATTCAAACGATCAGTATCAATAACAGGTGATACGTGTGAATTAGAAGATTTCATCTCTGCTCTAATTCTAAAAGATCCATTGGTAGCCGCAAGTACTCTTTTTCTATCTGTTAATTCATAGTTCTGATCTGGACTAAATTTTACATAAGATGCAGATCCTTCAGTACCATCAGCTAATGTAAATGTTCCATTAGATGCTGCATATTTCCATTGAATTTCTGTATCACTAAAATCTATTGTAGAAGTTCCAATTTTAATTACATCTGCAGATATGTTTGCAGTATTTCCTGTGGCACAATTTGCATAAGTAATAAATTTTGCAAAGTTATTACTGGCACCCCCACCTATGTCAAAGTCTGCCCTCTGCATATTGAACATTATATACTTGTTTGGATCTGCTTCCCAGAGTCCCGCATTTTGTGGCTTATAAAAAGAACCAACAAAAGAAGGTTTGGATATTTTAGCAACAGAACCAGTAGATGTTGCTCCTTCTTCTGCCATGTGTACTTTATAATCTGTACTATTTGTTGTAAGAACTATTGCATACTCATCTGGTGGTAAGAAAACAGGAGAATCAAATTCAAATGTTGTCTTTGTTGTTGTATTTGCTACTGCGGCATTTGCTGTAGTTGAAGCTTGTACTTTATCTGGATTTAATGAAACTTCACTAAATGGAATTACCTTAGAAGCACTCGGAAAACCATTAATAACCGGCCGTACTTGTAATTTAATTGGAAGAACTGAATCCTTTGCAGAAAAATGTAAAGTAACATTTCTTAAGAACAACCCTTTCGGAAATGCATTTGGATCAACATGAAATGTTTGACATAATGGGTTAATCCAATTTGATTTTTCTGTTGAACGTGAAGTAGTATCTCTGACAATTGCTTCATCATTAGGAAGTTCTCTTTGATTTATAGTTTCTCTTGTTGAAATTAACAGTTGTTCACGGCTCTGTAAAATTCCTTTTGTCACAAACGTTGATTCTGATGAAGTAATAGTAGCTTCGACATTATTAAATGCACTATCTGTAATCCTAAGAAGTTTATTTCCTGATCTCCAAGTTGCATCTGGAAGATTGAATTCGCCTGCAACCTGTCCGGAATCATCTGTTTGCATAATACCATTAGCTACACCAACTTCATAGTGTACACGCGTTGAAACGTTTGCTGTTGCTGTACTTGTTAATCCTTCTATATTATTTGCTACAGTAAATACGTGAGTTGCATCACCAATAGTTCCCGTTCCAAACGTTTCACGTTGACCCTCTGGAAGAGAATTAGCTCCTCCATATTGTGCACTATCTGTTGCAGCTGTGTTTCCTGTTATGTTTGAAATAAAAACAGTAGCAACATTGTCAGTTGTGTTAGAAGCAATCATAACTGTTCCATAGTTGTTTGCACCATCCTTAAGGGTTTCTCCAACTTGAAAAGTTCCATTAACAGTAATAAGGTTCAATTTACTTGCCGGCCTTATATCTGTAGATACATCAGTTTCGCTGAAATATACAAAAACATTAGTAAGTGGTTGTAATCCTGTTGCAGCAAAGTAAACTGTTTGTCCTCTTACATACGGAACAACCGTTGCATCAACAGTCTTATTTCCTATCGTTTTCATAACTGATTCAGGTGGAGTATTGGCACTAATTCCAATTCTTGACTTAGAATTATTCATTTCTGCTGTACTTCTATTCGCCTTGCCTGTCTTACCAACTTTGTCTACACCAGCTTGTGGTTGTTCTGTTACTTGTTTCCCTGTCCAGTTAGTACTCCAATCATCATACTGTGAACCAAACCCTTTTCTACTAGTAGATGGACTTAACGCCCAATTGTCATTCTGACCTTCTAAATTAGTTGTAACATCAGGTCTAACTCCTTGTGAAAACCATGTATCAGAAGATGGGTATGTTCTTATTGTTCCCATCCAGTTTGTAATATTAAAAGGATTAAGAGTTAAAGTAGAACTTGAAAATGGTTGTACAATAAAATCTACATCTGTATATGGAAGAGTTACCAAATCACCAGTCTTTGTTACGTTATTACTATATCCTAAACTATATGTAAATCGATGATTGTCATAGTAAAATCCCGGTCTCATTTCTTTCTTTGCATATTCTATCGAAATATTATAATCATCATTCATCACATCACCTACTGCGTGACCATTAAAGGAATCAACTAGTATGCCACTCTTGAATGCAGTTCCTGTTGGATTGAATAATGAATCTTTTGCGCCACTTGTAGAAAATTCTCTTGCCGATGTTTCTTTTTCTAATATAGACAATGCAGTATAATATTCTATTCTTTCAATTCTCTTTTCTAACTTACCAATATCTCTCATGGTAAATCGTTTATTGTCAATATATCGTGTAGTAATATCTGAAAGATTGAAAGTATATGATGGAATATTCATTGTATACAATGTCATTGAATCTTCATCATCTGGAGGTGCAATTGGATTCAAAGCAGATTCGCCCCTAAGTACTTTAAATTTTCTATCTTTGGTGAGTGCTATTTTATCCACTCTTGACAAATAATAACTGAAAGATGCGGTAATTGTACCATCAGGATCAGGTGTTGGAATTCCCTCAATTGCTAACGTATCATTCATATCATTTGATACGTTTTCCCTTCTAGGACGGAAATCAATTGCATCTCTTAAACTGAGTGTTTCTCCTGTTGATGGGCTAGTGAAATCTGGAATTACACCATAATTAAAGGTTAAAGTGCTTGCAACATCTACTCGATTATATGACCCCGATGTTGGATAAGAATCTACAGAATGATACCCCTCACCACCATCCCAATCAAAGTAATCAACAACAACCATAATTTTACCAGAAGGTCCGGGCTGTCCAGGCTTTAACTTTATAGAACCATGTCCATAATAATTATCTGCTTGTCCTGATTCAAATGTGTACCTATCGGAAATATTATTAGCTGTTTGTGTCATCATTGCCGTTGTGACATGAATAAATGGTTGTCCCGAATCGACAACTTTTACCAAATTAAATGCATCCGAAACAGGAATGGTATCTGTTCCTGTCGCTGTTTGATTTGGAGTTTCAAAATAGAATTGTCCACCTGCCACCGAATTCACAGGGCTATATGGATCACTTGCTGTGTTAGCAACAATATGAGATCCATTTCCTGAAACCAATGATTTCGTTCTTGGTCCAGGCTCTTTCTTTATGGAAGAACTTTCTACGGTGTATATAACATCAGCTACAAAAGCTGCATCAGTATTACAATATAAGTCTACTGTTTGTCTATTACCACTAACTATAACCGGTCTAATCGATGCGCCTGCATCATTGACTGCCCCTAAGTCGATATAATCTCCTGTCGTTAAATTTCTTGATGCACTTGCAGTTGAAATAGAGGAAGCTGCTGCAACCGCATTAACATATGAATTAGCAGAGTTAGGAGTTTTGACAACTACAATAAAATTTTCTCTCGCATTGAGTGTAGATAAAGTACCACCACTTGGCATAAATTGATAATTGGGGTTAGATAACGTAATAGTTAATTTTCCTCCAGCAGTTGATGTTAATGATTTTTCAACTTTCTTAAATACGTAACTAATTGTATTACCTGTCGCTGTTGTTTCTTTAATTGGACTTTGAGGTAAAGAAAAAATGAGAGTATTTTTATCTGTATTAGATAAAATTGTATTAGCTGAACCAC